TCGAGACGTCGATATCGCCGGTGAACTTGGCGGCGTAGCCGCCCCACCGACCGCCGTTATGTGCTTCGAGATAACCGAGCTGTGTCAGCGTCGCGCGGCGCATGTACAGCGGGAACGTCGACTTGACCTCGCTCCCGTCGGTCACACGCTGGAGAAGCACGAAGCCGGCCCCACCCGACGAGTCGAAGAAGTCGCGCAGCGCGTCGGGTAGCAGCGAGTCGCTGGTGTAGTTCCCGGTTTGCGCGAGTACGTCGCTCTTCGAGGTCAAGAACATGAGCTTGTCTGTCGGCCCGCGCTCGACGATGCCAGACCAAGCAACACCACCGAGGGTGCCAGGCGTGATCGGCTGTGTGGCGTCGCGCTCTGTGACCGAGACGCCGGGTCCTTCAAATGGTCCAATGGTACGAGGCATTTTGCTTCCTATGCTTTCGAGATCGTGAACTCAAGGTTTCCGCCCTCGAACACGATCGATTTTGGAGCTACCGCCGCTTGCGCCGGCAGATCGAATGAGGTGATTCTGTGAACCGCGAGAGGCATCTTGTAGGTGCGGAGGTCATCGGGGTTCGGCTCGCCGTCGTCGTTGACCTGACCTTCGGAGTTCATGAAAAAGCCCTCATCGGTCGCGCTCATCGTGAGCTCAACTGACTCGGCGATCCACTCCGTGATTGCCTCGCGCATGTGCGTGACGTCGTATTGCTTGTCGCCGAGGATCTCTAGAACCGCGAACATGTCGAACTCTCGCGGTCCGGCGATCTTGTACCCTTCGCCCGTGATCGGATGAAAGTACGAATCGGCGGATGAGGTCGAGGTCCCCGCGGCCAGCACGTCAACGAACGAAAGCGCGGTGACATCGACCCGCGGGACCTTGGACACTTCGTAGTAATCGCGTCCAGTGTTGACCGCGACGTCTGGCGAAAACTCGAAGTAGACCATGACCGGGTTGCCCTGGTCAACGGAGCTGGAGAGCGTGAGCTCTTTTGTGTTCTCGTCGAACGACTGCACGAGGTTGACCAGCTTCTTGGGATCGTTGGCCAGGTCGTAGGCGGAGATCATCCCCATGATATCGTAGTCGGTCTCGAACCTGAGAGCGCCCAAGTCGGCGAAGCTGATCGACGTGCCAGTCTGGCCCATCTCCAACACGACCCGGCTGCGGCAGCGCAAAGCCTTGAGCTCGGACACGAGAGACGAATACACGATATCGTGTTGCTCGTTCACGTCGCACTCATACAGAACCTTGAGCGCTTGAATCCGTGGGGTCACGCGGTCGTCGGTCGTGTACATGTTGACGATGACTCCGAGCTTTCGATCGTCGATCGGGAACGTCGAGATGTTGTCTGCGATCTCGGCTTCGGTGTTCCAGTCGGTGCCGTTCACCGGCACAGCCCACGCGGCGCCATCCCACCACAGATCATCGGTGCCGTCGGTCAGCCGAAACTGGATCGTGACCGGCGTGGTCTCGACCCCGGGATCCGGGCTTGGCGGGTCCTGGCGGCGGTCGATCTGGAATCCGAGCCAGGCGCGAAGACCCTTCGGATTCGTGATCCACGTTCGAGCCGTCAAGGTCTGATCGAGTGAATACGGCTTCGCCTTTGTTGACGGTCCGTAGCTCACCGCTTGCCGTGGTAGCTGTAGGCCGCGAGGGCTTCGCAGTGAGACGATCAGTCCGCCAGACAGGTCGGTCCGCGCGAGGTTCTTGTCGTTGAGCTCGAAGCGCTTGATCAGCTTTTTGATCGCCATGCTACCTCGCCATCTCTGCTAGTGTTTCGTTCACGGCGCGAGCCATGACCGAACGCATCTCAGCCCTGGCCGACTCAGCACCGAACGCGGCGTCCATGAACGGCCGCGCGGGAATCTTGATTATGCGCGTGCTGCTTTTGAGCGGAAGCCAGCCCGACGACTTTCGTTGGTACAGCTCGGCGGCACGCCCCGTTAGTTGGTCCTCGGAGATCTCGCCATTGCTAGCTAGCCAAAGCAGGATGAACATCTCCCGCATTTTCGGCGTGACCTTCAACGTGGCACCGTCGTGGATGGCTCGTGCTTTTTCGTAGAACGGACTATTGAACGGAACTCCGACGAATACCTTGTCGCCGTCGCGCCTAGTCTTGATTGCCCTACTTAGCTGCTTTCCGCTGTCTCGCAGCGGCCGCGCGCTGCCCTTGATCATAGTCGTCAAGTCAGCGTTTTTCTCGAAGCCGCCAGCCGCGATTGCCTCGCGCACGATCACGCGAGCTACGCGGTCGAGGGCGCTCAGCTTGCGGGACTTGAACTTCGAGCGAAATAGTTTCGGATCAATCGCTCTCTCGAATCTGTCCCACTGCTTTCTGTTGATTCTGAGAGAGGCGTCAGCCATTGATCGAGGGCTTCCTGTCTGCGAAGTACAGCTTGACGCCCGTCTTGCCGTATCGACGCGTGTGCATTGTTGGCTTGAGGCGATGCACGAACGTGGCCATTGGCTGGGAGACCTCGGCGCCCTTTCCGATCAGCGTGATCTTGTCGCCGACTTTCGGCGTGTAGCCACGCTCGGTCGCGTCGATGTACCTGATCAGGATGTAGCCGCGCTCCTCTCCGATGTACCCTCCGCGGTCCCAAGTCGCGTCGGCTTGACCGTGCTGTACGAAGTCTCGATACTCGACCTGCGCGGGGATCTCTACCTCCGCCGACCGACCGAGGGTCTGGATCTGCTCTCGCGTGTCGTCGTCGTAGTAGGTCGCGCCCTTGTCGAGCGGCTCGATCACAACAGTCAACGGATGTAGCAGTCTCGGTCGTCGCATGGCGGCCCCTAGTAGGTGTTGAACGGGAAGAATGTCGCGGTGTCGGTTCGAGCGACGAAAGACGTCGGAGCTGCGATCCCGAACGGAGCGCGGAAGTTCTTGATCGCCCTGCGCACCTTCGGAATCTTGCTCGCCGCTTCGTATGGATCCCACGGCGACGGCTTCTTGAGGTACGCGTATTTTTGCTTGTGATCGTCCGTGACCTCTTCGGTGATTGGTCCGACGCCTAGCAGGTCTTCGTTGATCTGCGGTAGGTCTTGCGCCGGCTCGATCACGGGCGTCAGCAGATTGTCAATCACGAGCGCGATGATTGCCGACTTCACCTGACGCGGCGCGGAGTCGTCGGGCTCGGTGTATCCGAACGTGCCGACGATAGACCAACGCCCAGGTCCGTAGTAGAACGTAGTCCCGTTCTTACCGTAGATCCTGGGGTTGCGCCGGTCGTCGTTGATCCCGTGCTGCCGGCCCGCATAGACGCGGTAGCTTTCAGCGTCGAGAGTCACCGACCTCTCATTGTCAGTGATCGAGTCGACCGAGATCACCGGAACCGCGAGGAAGAATGAGCTGGTGTTGTCTCCGTCCAGGACCATCGTCGCCTGGACCGGCTCGAAGAACTGCCCGGTCTCGGTGTTGAAGATCTCTTCGCATTCGTCGATCGCGTCTTGTACCGCGTCGTCGTCCGCGACACTCGCGTCAATGCCAGCGTCACGAATATCCTGAATAGAGACAACAGCCATCTCAGCCTCGCTTGGGTTTGTACTCGGTCTTGGGCACGACCTCGGTAGCTTCGGCGCCGAGTTTTGGCATTCCGTCTTCGATTGTCCAAGTATGCTCGAAGTACGAATAGCTCGTCTGCGAGTTGACGCTCACGACTACCTTGCTGGGCGAAATCTGCGCGATCCAGATCCACTCTCCTGTTGGGTGGGCTTCTCGCGCAGCGTTACGCATTGCATTATTGAACTCATCGAGGTTTTCAGATGTGCCCATGTCGAGCAATGCCTTGTTCACGATCGTGGTCAGTAGTTTCGGATTCGACATCTTTGATTTCTCCATTTGGGCCTCTATTGCGGCGCCCTGTTTTTCGGCCTTAGCTTTCGCTCCGCGGCCCGTGTAGCATTTGCCGGCGCTTCCCCAACGCCATCCAGATTTTCCGTCTTTTTGGCAGCGCTGAGCTGGCATCAGTCGGCCTTAGTCTCAACCGGGACGTCCGGTAACCCGATCATTTCCCAACCTTCGCTTCCCAGGTTCGCAGCGATCGGTTCCCTTGGCGCACTGTCTTCTTTGCCAAGCTCGTCGTCGACCTCGATCTCAACCATCTCGGGTCCGGGGTTGGGGATATGCTCTCCGGTGCGCATCTCTTCTTGCGGTACATCCTTGATCGTGGCGTTCAGCGTGACGCCAAGGTCGCGCAGTTCGAATGCAATCTTGCGAACGAACGGACGTGGCTTCGCTTGCTCGGTCGGGACGATTCCAGATCGCCGGAGCTGGACCAGTTCTTCCTGTGTCAGCTCGACGGGCTTGCCGTCCATCTTCGGAACCCTGCCGGCGCGAAGCATGATTGACTTGGAGCCTCGCTGTAGCGTCTGTGGAGTCATGCGACTCGGCATCCTATGGAGCCTCATTCGCTTTCTCCATTCTCCCCACGCTCTGCGCGAGCTCGGTCGCTCGCTCGAAGCATCTCGATCAGCTCATCACGGGTCGCCGACTTGTCGAAGTCGATCCCGCGCTTGCGCGCCGCGGCCTGTAGCTTGAAGTTGTTGTCGCTGTCGGACCAGTCGTCACCGAACACGTGGCGCATGAGCGGGTGCTCGCCTGCCTCGTCGACCACCTTGCCGATCTCGGTCTGTTCGGTCTTCGGAGCTTCGCCGCGCTTCTCGGCGGCCTCGCGCTGACGCTCGGCCTCGATCTCTTCGGCCAGCCACTCTTGCTCGATCTCGCTTGCTGTCTTCGGCTGCTCGGGAACTTCGAGCTCTAGCATGCTCCAGTTTTCGTTCTTGCCGATTCCGGCCTTGACGACCTTGACGGGCTGCGCCTTGACGGGCGTTGTTTGGCCCGACTCGGCGAGTAGCTTGCCGCTCGCGTCGTACTGGTGAACGACGAATCCTTGATTCGACAAACACCAATCGACCATCGCTAGGTCGGTGACTCGCTGGAACAGCTCGCCGCGCGAATCGAACGTGTACTTGAACGAGGTAGCGCGCTTGCGGCCGACGAGCTTGACCATGGCGTATTTGCAGTTTGGGTATCGCTTCATTGTAGGTCTCCGAAATCGTTTCGGCGGTTGGGTTGAGTGATGAAATGCCACGGGGCAGGAATCGAACCCGCCCCCTACGCACCAGCGTGGCTGATCAGGGATTAGCCGTCCCCGATGTTCTTGACCTTGACGATCGCGTCCACGTTTTGGATCTGAACGCCGACACGAGCGTGCATGGCGTACTGATCCACGTTGCGGTAGATGTCCTTGCTCCGAAGGATCGTGACATCCAGACCGATGCCGATGATCAGGTTGTTCATGTTGGTGAACAACATCTGCGGCATGGCGCGGTAGGTGACCTTGACGGTCGCGCCGTCACCGATCGAGCCGCCGCCGTCACGCGCGATCAGACCCTCAGTCAGATCGACTGTGTAGTCCGTGCCCTCCTCGAAGGCCGCGACGGGAACGAGATCGAGATCGGACGGGGTGACCGCAACGATCTCCTTGATCGGCTTGTTCTTGAGCTGGACGGCGGTGGTGCCGTTCAGCGTGACGTGCTCGGTCACGATCGGGTAGAAGTTCCACAGCGGGACCTTCACCCGAGGAATGCCGAACGCCTGACCGTCCGCGCCAGCGAGAGCCGCATCGCCGCCGGCCGTCTGGCGCTGGGCGATCTTCTCGTTGTACTTGTGATCGAGGATCGTCGGAAGCAGGAAGCGCATCGACGGAAGGTCGCGCTGGTACTTCTCCGGTAGCACCTGCATCGCGCGGTTGAACAGCGCGGGCGAGATGTTCGAGCCCTCGGCGTCGAGGATGACTCCGCCCTCGGCCAGCTCGGACCAGCCCTGCTGTAGACCGAGGTAGTCGTCCTTGACGAACCCGGTGGTCGAGCCGCCCTCGAACAGGTCGCTCTGTAGCGACGCATGCCCGAGTAGGTTGCCGTTCAGGAACAGATCCTCGCGGTCGTTGGCGAACGCGCGAGCGATCATCTGGAGAATCATGTCCTCGGCCGAAGCACCCGTCAGGTTGTGCTTCATGTAGCGCTCGGTGATCTCCAGCGGCACGACGATCTCGGACGGCTTGAGCACGAGCTTCTTGTGCGAGACGCCGCGCCGACGCTGCGGGTCGGTGGCCTCGCGGTGGCTCATGGCCATGCGCTTGCCGAGACTGATCTCGTGGCTCTCCCACTCTTCGTTGCGGAAGGTCTCGATCCGAACGTTGCCGTTCAGCGTCGTCAGCTGTCGGACGTACTGCTCGAATCGCTCGGCGAGTTTGGGCGGTAGCTTGCCGGCCTCTTCGGCGCCGAAACTCTCGGTGCTGATCTCGGCCTTCTCCAGCCCTAGTGTCTGAATGAGGTTTTCGCTTTGAGTTGCCATAATTTATGGTCCTGTCTTCGCGCTAGCTGTGGAACACTTCGTCGATCGAGGCTGTGTACTCGATCTCGGTCATGGTCGCGCCGTCTTCGAGCGCGTGGTCCGGGGTCTTGCGTCCCTTGAGAAAGACGCCCACGTAGGTGTAGGTTCGCACGGTGCCGCCGGACGAGCTCTCGGCAGTGACCACGCAAGTTTTGTAGGCGCCAGGCTGCACCGGATCTTTGCAAGCCTGGAACCAGATGTTCATGAAGTTCACGCTCTCGTCAACGTGAGCGGGGATCTTGATCGTGACCTCGGACATCTCCGTCCGGCCAGCGCTCGCGGATGTCTTGTCGGGTAGCTCGACCGTCTCGATCGTCTCCTCGGCGCCCGTGATCGCGGTGATCAGGATCTCGTCATTGTCCGCAGCAAGGGTGAACTTGTTTGCGGCAATGATGTCTTTCGGAATGATTCCCTTTAGTGCCATCTATCATTCACCCTTTCAGTGACTAGCCCCGGCGAGTGAGTGGACCGAGGATCGAGGACAGCTGGCCGTCGACGTCGATCTTGTTCCCGGGGAATCGCTTCTTGGCGACCTCGGTCTCGGTCTGGACCTCGGGGGCCGGCTCGTCGCCGCCGCTCGCGGGCGCGACCTTGGCCTTGCTCAGCTCCTCGACCTCGCCCTTGAGCTTGGCGAGTTCGGCCTTGAGCTTGGCGTTCTCATCCTCGACGGTCTCGCCCTTGAGCTTGGCGATCTCGGCCTTGAGCTCGGCGATCTCGTCGCGTTCGGACTTGGCGACCTCGGTGGTCGAGGGCGCGGGGGCGGGCGTCGGGGCATTGCCGCCGAGGGCCTTTTGTAGCGCCGCCAGCTGTAGCGCGAGGCTCTCTCGGTCGAGAGCCTTGAACGCCTTGAGCAGCGTCAGGCCATCGGTGAGCTCGCCGATGACGTCGGGCGCCGGAGCGGGAGCGGGCGCGGTCTCGGACTTGGCGACCTCGGTCGGCTTCGCCTCGGGCGCGGGCGCGGGGGTCTCGACCTTGGGCTCTTCGTTCTCGGAAGCGAGACCCTTGACCACCGGCGTTGCGATTGTCTCTGTGGTTTTTTCTGCCATCTGATATGTCCTTGCTTTCCAGACTAGAAGATGCAGATTTGCGCCCGCATCAACTACGTCAAGATTCGTCGGGTCCGCTTCGGAGAAGACCCTCTTCGGTTTTGTGTACTTCGACTCGTGCGCCTTCGCTTTTTCCAGCATGACGCCAATCGACTTTTCGACATCCGCGTCGACGACCCAGCCCTTCGCGGGGCCCTGGATCGAGACGCCGGTTCGCTCGGCCTTCTTGACCTCGCTCCATGTCTCACTGTCGTTGATCTTGATCTGACTGACCCAAGCGAACTCGGGCACGTCGAGACCAGCGAACTCGATCGCCTTCTCGGTGTAGAACGAGCCGATCAGATCAGCGTCAATCTCGGCGTCGGGGTCGTGCTGTTTGCCGATGTGCTTCTCGACGTTGTACCGCGCCAAGAAGTTGTGAGCCGCCATCTTGACGGCGCTCGGCAGGAACATGTCACCATGCGCGTCGATCTCGTTCGCCACCATCGCCACGCACGTGATGATCTGCTCATCGTCGTCGTAGGACTTGCGAACCGAGGTCGACGTGAAGCCGCCATCGATCTTGTTCGGGGCGAGCCCTTCCACGGGCGCCACACTCACGTCGATCGTGATCCTCTGTGTTGTCATCTCCACCACCCAAGTATGTCTATACCTTACGTGTTGTTAGGCGAGCCCGCAACGCGTCAAGCGTCACCGCCGTCAGGGCGGCCCTGAGAGGCCATCACTGTCTGGCCGGGCTCTGTCGGGTCTGCGCCGTTGCTCTCCCGATCCGGCTGCTCGCTCCCGCTAGGGTTGTTCTCCCCTGCCTCGTTCTGGCGCTTCTGATTCAGCGCCGTGAGTAGGGTGAACGGGACCTTGGGATCGAAGATCAGCTTGGTCCCTAGCGCCTTGTTTAGCGCGTCGAGATCTTCGGCAGTCATGAACGCGGGCAGGTCTGTCCCGAGCACCCGCTCGATGATCATCTTGCTGATCTCGGGCGTCATGGATCCGGTCTTCTCGGCTGCCGTGAGCAGCGTCGCCAGCGTCGCCGGGTCTGTCGCGTTCGGACTGTTCAGCTCGATCGTGATTCGAGCCAGGCCCATCTCGGGCAACAGTCGACGGTTGATCCAATCGACGAATAGATCGCGGTCTTGCGCGAACACCTGCTCGTCTGCCAACTTCATGCTAGCAGCAACGACCACACCGCTCGCGGCTGCGCCACGACCCACGAGAATCTCGGGCAAGCGGAACGACTCGCGGACCAGGGATAGCGCATTCTCGCGGTAGCCCTGGAACATCTGATCGTCTTTCTGCGTCTCGTGCAGCGACTTGATATCGATCCGCAGGTTGCCGTTGTCCTCGTCGATATCGCCGGTCTGCTCGGCCTCAAGGACCAAGAACCGAGATCGGTTGTCGTGCCCCGAGAACTTCGCTTTCGTGAACTCAGTCATGCGATTCCAGCTACCCTTAGTCAGGGCACCGTTGCCAGAAACGAGCACGACCATCGACGGGATCATGTTCTGATTCAGGGTCGCAAGATTGATGTTGTCCGTGAGCACGTCGGCAGCGATGGCGGAGAGGTTCCCGATGTAGTACGGGAAGCCGTACGGACCGCGTGTCGCTGGACTGGAGAAGTGGATCATCTCGTTCGCTAGGTTGCCCGTGCGAATGTGACGATCGATCTCTCGCTTGGTAGTGAGCAGCTCTCCGGTCGATCGGGAGTAGAACCGGTTGTCCTGAAACTCCTTGAACCAGACGCGGTTTGTCGACACGCTAGACTCGAACGACGAGCCGCTCGCGCTGAGCTCAGCGAACCGGCGAAACCGTTTCTGGTCGTACCCCTCGCGGATCACGTAGCCATCTCGGGTTCGTCTGATTTGCTTGACCTTGAGCGTGTGCGGCCTTTCCTCCATCGTGGTCATGCGCATCTTGGCCGCCTGCGCACGGTAGACCCCGACGATCCGCCCCGGCTTGTATGTGTACTTGCCGTCTGGCCCCCTGACTTTGGTCGGAGGCGAGCGGACGATCTCGCAGAACGCGTTGCCAGTGAGGTAGAAGTCCCACGCGAGCTCTTCGAGGACCCGCAGTAGACCGACGTCGCGGCCACAGTAGTTGGCGAAGTTCTCAAACCCGATCTGCTCGTCGATGAACTGATCATCCTCCGACGAAATGTCATCGTTCTTTCGCTTGACTGTGCGGTAGCCGTAGCCAACCGTATTCGCCACCATCGACCGAACGATCGGCCCCAGGTTCGAGCTACTCTCGATCGACTTGACGAGAGTTCCGAAATCGTAGATCGGCGTGATCAGTGCGGCCTCGCCCTCACCCCTCGCGCTCGTGACCTCGGATTGTGAACTGTCGACCTCGGCCTTGGACACGTCAGTCTCGACCGTGTGCGTCTGCCTGGCCTGCGCGTCGACCTCACCCGAAATCGTTTCCATCGCGCTGCGATCTCTGACCGCCATCGCCTGGGCGAAGTCCATCGCCTCGGGCGGGTCGGACCGCCGCTCACGTTGCCGCCGAGTCTTGTTGATTTCAATGTGTTCGATGATCATACTAGACCCATTTCGTCGCCGGCACGCTCGCGCCGCTTTCGTGAGAGGCTCGCCTCGACCGCGAAGTCGAACGCATCAAACCCGTCGTCGTGCTCGCCGTCCGGCATGAGCACCATGTGCTCGCGGACCAGCCAGCCGATCGTGTAGGGCTCGCGCTCACCATTGACCATCTTCGAGGTCACGACAAGGTGAACCCGATTGGCCTCGACGATCGGAGATCGAACGTGTGCACGTTCAACCTTGCCGCCGCGCTTGGTCGAGCTGAGTTTCTTGATCTTCTTTTTGATCAGCGCGTAGGCTGCACGATCCTCGGGGGTCTTGGCGTCGGTGGCCTGGTCTTCGAGGTTGTGCATCTGGGCGTTTTGGTAGCCGCCCTTCTCGATCCCGATGCGACGCACGCCGCCCCCGATCGAGTTCCACTTGTCATGCAACGCGCGGATCTTTTTCGTCTGTTTCGAGAAGCGGACGCCCTTCCCGTAATACTCATCTACGATGTAGTATTTGGCATTCCGGCCCTTGCCCTTGACGCCGATCACGACCACGAAAAAGTAATCCGCGGTGCTCTTCTCTCCGATCGCCAAGTCGACCCCCATGTAGAATCGCATATTGGGGTACAGCGCCTTGACCTCGTCCTCATCGACCTCGATAAAATCCTTGTAGTCGAAGATCTCACCGTCGTGCGACGTAATGTCGTTGAGGTACTGGGCCTTGAACGCGAGCTGGCCGATCTCTCGCTCGCGGCGCCGAAGCACCTTGACGCTGTGGCGCTCGGGCCAAGGGCTAGTGCCCGACCCGGTACCGGCGTACACGCCGACACCATGCCCAACATACTTGGCGTCGTCGCCCTCGAAAGTGTTTCGGTAGTCAATCGCCGGGATGACCTCGATCCAGATTCGATCGTCGGCAAGCATGCCGCTGTCGAAGTCGTCGCGCGCCTGATTAATCAGCTTCCCGTAATAGTCCTCTTGGTGGTAGCGGGTCCCAACTCTGTGGTGATGCCCGCGGAATGGAACGTCTGGGTGCGGAGGGTCGAGCATGGGCAGGTACGTGTTGTTGTACCAGTGCTCGAAGTTCTCACGCACGACTGGCGTTCGGGAGTTCTTCTCATCGATCAGATCATCGTCGAAATCCACGTCAACGTGGAAACCGGCTTTTGACTGATCGGCGCCAACGCAGATGATACTCGGCGTAGCATCTGTGGCCTTGGCTCCCGGCGAGTCCTTGAACTTGGGATCGAACCGTTGCTTGATCTCGATCGTGTTCGCGTTCCACTTGTCGGGATTGCGAAACTCTCCGAACAGCTCAAACAGTAGCTCATCCTCGCCGCCAGTCTCTAGAATCTTTTTGATCTCGGCAAGTCGAGCGTTGGCCTGCGTGACCGTCTTGGATGAAATGGCAATGCGGACCTTCGGGAAGGCGCACAAATACCAGATCACCTTGACGACCGTGCCAATCGTTGACTTGCCGAAACCGCGCGGCGCGAGGACCAGGTTGTTCGGGTATGCCACTTGCGTTTTCATGATGTGCAAGTGGAACGGCGTGACCTGAAATCCTAGAACCTCGCGCGCGAGAATGTCGACTCGTTGGTCCTGGATGATGGCTCGCCGCATCTTTTCGAGGTACTGTTGGCGAGCAACGCCATACAATGTCGCTAGTTGCGAGCGCTCCATCTCATGACTCCTAGTCTAGAGCTGTGACCTCGAAGGTGAGGTCAGCGAATACGGCGGCCGTGTTGCCGCCACCGACGGTGAACTTGAGCACGTCTCCGTCCTTGAGTGTATAGTCCCCAGTCGGACTCACGCTGTCGACATCGCCCGCGGCGGAGCCGGCCTGCGTGGCCGTGAGAACGCCACCCGCGACCGCGGTGTCAGCCGAGACGGTGCCGTCCGCAGCGATGGACTCGATCGACGCGGTGATGGTCGCGTCGTCTGTCAGTAGCGCGCCGCTGAGAGAAGTGGTGAAGCGAGACAGCTTGACTGTCGGGCCGTGCCACGGAAAGCGATGCTCGTCTGTGCCATCGAGCGCGAGCCGCATCGGGCCGTGCTGCGAGCGAACGCCGGACTTGTTCAGGATGGTCGCCAGGTTCGGCTGGTCCTGACCGGCGACGTGAGCACCGCCAGCGAAGTGATCATCGGGAATGCTGCCAAAGGCTGGAGTTTCTGTTGCCATGTTTCTATCTTCCTACGGTTACCATGTGCCGGTAGCATGACCGGCCGCCGCGATGTCGACCGAGCCGCCTGCGAGCGCGGACACGAACGCATAAAGCCCTCGGCCATAGGCCGGGACGGTGAACGTGAATGGAGTGTCGGGCGCTGGCGCGGTGAACGTGTAGTCCGACGCGGGCAGCGGAGCGACCCAAGATTGCGTCAGCGGATCCCAGACCACGACATCGATCGTCGGCTGGGCACCGCCGCTCGGGTAGACCATGAACGCAGCACGATCGAAGCCCGAGAAGTTCAGTCCACCATTGAGCGAACCCGACAGAGCGCCGATCGTCTCCACGGCGGTGATGTTATCCCGCCACAATGTGAACTTTGGTGTGTTGTGAACTGGCATGATCTACCCTTTCTGGATTTCAACTAAAGCCCAGGCGGGAATCGAACCCACTACAATCGGCATCCCGCCGACTGGGCTTACCACGCTAGTTTGTGACGATCGCGTGGTACTGCGTGTCGGCTGCGTTGCAGGCCGAGTCCGTGCCGACCGTGAACCCGCCATCGACGATCGTGATCCCGGCCGCGGCCGCGAGCCACGACACGACACCATCGGCGCCGTTGGTCTTGCGCCCACCGCGACTCGCCACCGTCGGGTGAACCTGTAGGTGATCCGACGTGTAGACCTCGGACCCGTCGGTCATGTTGTAGACGCGAACGGTCCGCGGCGTGAAGCCGCACTTGATTGTCTGCTCGCTCGCGCTACCATCGTAGGCCAGCGGCTTGACCATGTTTCCACCAGATGCCATCTGCTTTTTTCCTTTAGTTTGGTAGGTCGGTTCCGACTCCGAACATCGGGCCCGATTCTACGTCCATGATGTTGACGCTCTTGTACTCTCGCTCTAGGCGCTTCACCTTTTCGGGTAGGGTCATCAGCGCGTGCCTGATCTCATCGTCAGACATGTTCTCGATGAACGAGATGTCGATCCCAGCGACCTTGCCCGGACCATCCGACACGACACCGAAGCGGCGAGCCTCGGACATGACGGCGGTTCGGATTCCCCACGAGGTCTTGATCGCTGCGACCGCATCGCGCGGGGCTGTGCCTTCACGCGTTGCGATCTCATGCAGCTTGCGCATGTGACCGACGGCGACGAGCAAGAACTCTGCGAACATGTGCTCGCGCGGAGTGCCTTGCAGACGCTTGGCGATCGACTGGAAGATCTCGCGGGCAGCCGCATCGACGTCCTCGGGCTCCATCCCGAGCTTCTCGGCGATCTGGGAGATCTCTTGACCTTCCTCGATCGCCTCGCGCACGAGATCGAGCTGTTCACGGCTTGCCATCTTGAGAGTCTGCGTGTTGTTAGGCGAAAACGCAAACGCCCCCGGCCTGAGTAGGCTGGGGGCGCTCTGATAAGCGATCTGTCGTTGGACTCTAGTCGGGGTCGCGGTAGTAGTCGGGCGGCGTGCCCTCTCGCATCGAGTAGATTTCGCGGCGGTCGGCGTCTGCCTTGCCGCGGTTCCATTCGTCGATCGCGTCTTGGGTCTTGAACGGACACCGATCGCGTGGGCCGGCGATCAGTCCAAGGTTGTACGCGACCTCGGGATCTTCGCCATCCTCGAAGCGGTAGTTACCACCCTCGAATCGTAGATCCCTGTCGAGGTCTTCGAGATCAACCCCGAGGTCTCGAATGTCGTCGAGCTCGCTATCATCCATCGGCCCCTCCGATCAGCTCGTCGAACCGCGCGATCAGCTCGTCACTTGCTCCGTTGTTTGCCGCGAGCTCGCGGGCGTACCCGACGTCGCTTTGGCTCATGACGCGCATGTACCTGATCAGATATGTGCAGTCGCCCGCGGCCCGGTGTCCGCCTTCGAGCTTCGCCCATCGCCAGCTTCGGCGCTGCGGATTCCATGATCCGATCCACTCGCCAACCTCGGGCATGATCTCGACGTGCGTCGGCCACTCGGGCGAATCGATGCCCTGGGCGAATGACGTCTGGTCCTTCACCCTGAGATCATATTCTCCGTTGTACCAGACGATCTCGTCGATCCCGTCGAGCGCGTCGTTGATCTCGGATTGTAGGTCGGCGAAGCTTGGGAGCCCAGCGATCATCTCGTTCGAGATTTTGTGCTGCCGCTCCGCGCCCTCGGAGATCTCGACGGTCGTGCCCATGAGCTTCGAGAACAACGGCGCGCTGTCGTGACCTCGCACGAACGCGAGCTCGCACATCTCGTCGGCTTCTCCGACTCCGGTGCCCTCGCTGTCTCCGACCGCCCAGCTCTTTCGCTCGAACATCGAGCGAAAGCGCATCGTGATCTCGACGTGGCGAAGTAGCCACGCGAGCGCCGGCTCGGCGCCGAGCTTCTTGGCGACCTCGGCGAAACGATTTCGGAGACCGACTTGGCGACCGCCCTTGTCTTGCTCCATGACCTTCGCTACCTGGTCGGCAACGTACGTTGTTGACTTGCCTGCCATGTCAGTTCTCCATTCCGTTCGACTTGATCGCGTTGACCGAAGGCCAATAGGGCTCGGTTTCCGTCAAGGGAACCTCGCCGAACTCGGCGTGCTCGGTCCACTTTTGTCCGGTGAGCGTCTTGCCGTTTTCAATGCCGAACGACTTGAACTCGCCGCGCTTCCACGCGGGCAAGTTGTGGTCGGTCGTGACGTGCGTGATCATGAGTTCGACCAGCCTCGCAGCGTCGTCAACGTCGTCGCCGAGCGGCACAAACGGAGTCGAGCGCGAAACGATCTTGCTAGGGTCCGTCTCATCCCACGCACCAACCTCGAACAGCCAGAACCGAGACGACGCGATCGGGAGCTCGCGGATCATCGAGTACACGTTGTGCTCCTCGAATATCATTTCGAGCTCGTCGGTCTCGTCGGTCTTGATCCCGAACTCACTCACGAGATCGGCGGGGTGTGTTTTGATGAACATCCTTACTCCAGCCCGACCGCTGCACGAGAGACGCCCTCGCCGATCTCGGCCAGCTTCTCGATCTCGACTTTCAGCTTGTGCTCGGTCTGCCGCAGATGGCGGCGGTGAGTCACACGACCATAGCCGAGCTTGTGCGCGCCGCCGTTCGTTCCGTTGACGTAGACCCAGGACCGACCGCCGCCGGGCCCGACCTCGAAGCGCATGCCGGACGCGCGCATCTTCGTGCGATCGCGCACGGGCTTCGGTGGGGCCGTACGCGGCCCGCTGAGCGGCGCAATCTTGGGGGGCATGTCTCCCCCTCGGGCGGTCCGCAAGACGCTCAGAATCGTTGTGGTGAACCGCTCATCGATGGGATCGGCGCGGCGCCGCTTTTGGCCGCGCTGGAACTTGGACAGCGTGTCGTTTGTCGCACGGAGGGCGCGGGGAGTTGCGCCGTGGCGCTTGACGTGCGCGGCCTTTCGTGCTTTCGCCCGAGCCGCCTGCTTTGCCTTGGTCCCGCGGCCAGTGATCTTGATCGCGGCCGTTCGCTTGCGGCCGTTCTTGGCGCGAGTCGTCGGGGTCGAATTTTCGTGTCGTCGCATGTTGTGTCCTTGCTTCACAACGCCGCTACCGCCAGTGGGGACCGGCGGCGCGAGCGTCTTGGGTCAGCCGTCGAGGTCCGCGAGCAGTTCGCGGATCAGGATCGAGTTGTCGCCGTCGTCGAGTCGGCGCGAGAGCTTCTCTCGAATCGACCGCAGCTTTCGTTTGTATTTGGTCCTGAACTTATTGCGCTTATTGGACAATAGTGTCACTTGAGCGATCTCGGTTTTTAGATCACTGTAGAGATCAGCAATACGCACAAAGTCGCGTTGTTTCGCTGCGAGCTTGTCGCTCAGGGCCTCGCGCGCGAGCTTCTCGTGTGCGACCTCGCGGGTGAGCTTCTCGGTCTGCGCCTCGAAGTCGCGGCGCTTCGAGATCTCGACGTTCAATCGGTCGAGCGCGATGCGTTTGCCGGCCTCGGCGATAGAGAGCTTGTCGCTAAGCTCGTCGATCTCTTCGAGCGCGTTCGAGACCTCGGTCTCCCGATCTTCGATCGTGGACTTGAGCTCGGCGATGTCGTCGATCGCGTCGTGGTACAAGCCCGCGTAGCGGGCCTTGAGCTTGCGGATCTGATCGGTGACTTGCCTCTGCACGGCGAGATCCGACTTGAGCATGGCGACCTGATCGATCAGGTGATCCACGAGCAGCGAATCAGGCGTATCCGGCTGCGCGTCGTCGATCTCGACCGCGAGCTCGACCAGCGGTTGCCGGAACAGCCCACAGATCGCACAGTCGGTGCGGCCGTCGACGAACATCGAGATCGGGAAGTCGATCGGTTGCTTGACGGGGACCATGGTGTAGGTCATCGGCTCGGACGGCGAGCGGTCTGGGTTGGCGAGCGCCCATGTCTTCGGGGGCTGGGCCAACCGCGGCCATGACACGATCTCGATGATCTCGGTCGTTCGCGTGAACAGGTCGGTGGCCGTGAACACGAGACCGAACATCTCGATCGTCTCGACGATCATCAGGGCCTCGCGCACGGTGACGAGGTTGAGTCCGGGCAGGACGAGGAAGCGCTCGATGACCGTGGCGCACATGGTGGTGATGGTGTGTTTGTACATGTCGGGTTTTGTTCTCCCACTGCCGAAGCCCGCCCGCTCAACTCTTGCGAGTCGCGGTCACGGCGCGAGCCATCGGCGTCGTTGTTTGTGTAGCTACTCGGCCTCGGGCTCCTCGGGGAGCGGCGCGAGCTGGTCGACGTTGACCTTGTACAGCGCGGCGGCCTTGTACAAGAACTCGTCTTCGGTCATGTTGCCGCGGACCCATTGCAGCGCGGCGGCGGCGAGCTTGGTCGGGGCACGCTTGCGCATGGGCGAACGGTCGCCGATCAGGTACTCGATCATCTCGTCGATGTCCGCGGCCTTGGGGCGCTGCGTCTTGGTCATCTCGATCGAGTCGAAGGTGGGGGCCTTCGGCTCCTCGGGCTTGCTCTTGGAGGCCGTACTCTCGCCGCTCGGCTGCTCGCCAGCGTCGGGCGTGGTCGAGTCGTCGCTGGACAGATTGTCTGTCTCGACGGGCTTGCCGCCGCTCGGCTTCTCGCCGGTGATTTCCTTGACCAGCGCTTTGGTCTGCGCGGTGGTCAGCTTGTTTTCGATGACCTGGCGCGCGGCGTCGGCTTGCTTGCCCTTGGGCAGCTCCGCGACCGAGTAGGCGTTCGTGACCTTGAGCTCTCCCGAGTCGACCATCTTGGCGACGGCCGCAGTGAGCTTGACGAGCTTGAGCTTGTTGGCGACGGTTCGATCCGTCGGGGTCTTGCCGTGCTTGCCGTGCTCGCCAAGCTTGCCGGCGATCTCCTGCAAGCTCATTCCGCCCTCGGCGAGCTTGGCCAGCTTCTCGGCCTCGACGGTCGGGGTGAAGCTGCGACGGACCAGGTTCTCGATCAGCATGTCCGACGCGGCGGACTTGAGATTGCCGGTCTCGACCTTGAAAGTCATCCCGGTCCCGAGCTCACGATCGGCGCGGGTCCGCTTGCGGCCGTAGACCACCGCGAAGTAGAACGGCCAGACCTTGCCGGCCTCGTCGACGTAGGCCAAGTGCTCGGTCGCTTTGGTCAGCGGCACGGGCAGCAGCTTGCCGGCGACCTCGACCTCATTCTTGGATCGAATCGACGCGACGAGGTTGTCGCTCGGCTCAGTGGCGTTACTCTCGTCGTCGCAGAGACACCACACGCCCTCGGTCATGCCAGCCAGGAACTTAGGGTTGGTCTCGCCTAGCTCCACGAGCTCGGCGTCGTGTAGATCCTTGTCGGTATCGAACCCGACGATCACGACCTTGTGAACGTCGACGCCGCGGTACTTGTGGCTCTTGGGCGCCTTGATCCGCGTGATGTCGTTGTTCTTCGACTTGCGGGGCTTGGAGTTGGAGGAAGGGGTGGAAGGGGTCTCGGTGTTGGTCATGCTCTTGTTCTACACCCGGCAAGCGGGGAGGTCAAGCGGCAAGGGAAGAAAAATAGTTTCGCCTATGGTGACGGACCTCACGTCTCTGGCGTGTCGATTTTGACTGTCGTCGTTTCTTTCGTCATCGTGTCGCCATCTGTTCGAGGTAGGTTTCGGTGATCGGTAGTCCGATCACGCCTTCGCGGTTCCATGCTCGCGCCGCGTCGGCGTACAGCTTGCGGAACTCTTCGCCGTTCGAGTCGGCGCCTTTTTTCTTGAGCTTCTTTGCGCGTCGGTGCAACTTCTCGGTGTTGTCGATCATGAGCCAGCCGGCCCACGCGTAGTAGCTGGGGTAGCCGTTCATTTTCTCGTGCCATTTTTCCTCGGCGGTCTTATGCGCATAGATCACCAGCGTCTTGATCTGCGTGCCCGACTCGGCAAACTCGCCAGCGTCTTGATGCATGGTCGCAGCCCCGATCTCATCGAGCCACGCGCGCAGCTGAACGAAACTCTTTCGTGTCGACGTCTCCCAAGTACCGGCGGGGGCGATGCACATGAGCGCGCCGCCGTCTTCGAGCAACGACCACGCATGCCGAAGATGAGTGGCCCAAGCGGCCGGGTCACCCTCGACCGAGAACGGCGGGTTCATGATCACGACGTCAAACTTGCCTTCTAGCTCATCCTCGCCGAGGGTCAAGAAGTCACCCTCCATGACCTCGATGTCGCCCCAGCCGATCGTATCGTCGCACCACTCATCCCAGTAGTCGTGGGTCGGCCACTCGCGGGCGAGCAGCTGCGCGACGTTGATCGGGTCGGCCTCGACCGCGACGACAGTAGACGACGGCCATTCCAGCTTGATCGCCTCGATCAGGTTGCCCGAGCCGGCCGACGGTTCGAGTACACGCAAGCGCGGCAGCTGTGGAGAGATCATGGACACGAGGTCGCGCGCGAGCGCGGCGGGCGTGGGGAAGTACGCGAGCGGGTTCTTGTCCGGCATCTCTCGCGTCTGCAAGACAGCGCGGAGCGCTGGCTTCGGGTCGTACTCGAACACATGGCCCTTGCCGCGCTTCCACTTCCCGCGCAGGCGCTTGACGATCTCCGCAAACTCATCGTAGGTCGCTCGATCGACCTCGGGCATGGGAGGCACCACGAGCCCGTCGATCTGGTCGAGGGCTTGTGAGACGAGTTGGGCTGTGGCTTTGGTGATCATTTACCCTTGCCCTTCTTGAGCGGCTTGCCGCTCCTGATCTGATTTGCCGCGGCGTGGTCAGCCTGAGACCAGGCATCGTAGGTCGCTTCGCTTCGATGCTGCCATTTCGGCGGTCGTTCGTCGTCATCATCGATCGGGCGCCAGATGTACGCGGCCCATCCCGGGTTGCCGGACTTATAGGCGTAGCGCATCTGGATGTGAGTCACGGTCGGGACGCGCGAGCCGACGCCCATCTCCCCGAACACATGATCGCGGATCAGCTTCGAGACCTCGTACTTGGGTACTCCAAACGCGCGCTCGACCTTCGCCTCGATCTCGTCTAACGAGAACACGTTCGTGTCTCGCATCACCGCGTCCTGCCGCAGACGTCGCTTGATCTTCCGACGCGGCAGGCCCTCGATCACTCGACACAGGGCCTCAAACGGCGAGACCTTCGGGCGCTCGGGCTCCTCGGGGATCTCCATCTCGACGCGAGCGGCGCTCGCATCTCCGATCTTGGATTCGCCCTTCTCGACCAGCGGCACCGCGGCCTTGATCGAGCGCCTGGTCGTTTTCGGCGGCGGGGCTTTCTTGTCCGCGCTCGCGCCCGGCTTGCTCTTTTTCGCCTCGACCTTGGGCGCCTTACCCCTCGGCCAGTAGCGCGAAGATCGGGCAGCCCCGGTCTTGTCGATCGCGCCAGACTTGACGAGCTCGCGCAGGACCTTGCGTAGGTGATCGATGTCGCCGCCGACGATCTCGATGATCTCCGATGACAATGACGCGCCGCCCTCGATCGCGTCGACCACAGCCTTGCGTTCCTGGTCCGTGATCTTCGGCTTCTTGAACGGCTTCGCTCCGGGCTTGGCGTAGCGAGTGCCGCGGGCCTTCCCGGTCTTTGTCAGCTTGCCGTCTTCGAGCAACTCGGCGATCAACTTCGAGACGAAAGATCCGTGGTCAGCTTCATCGAGCCCAGTGATCTCGGGCGCGCACAACTTGACCAGCGAGAGCTTGGTCTGCCATGGGTTCGCCGAAACGATTTCGAGTAGCTTGGTCTTGTTCATCGTGAGTTATCCGCCGGAGTTGAATGAAGCGGTCGGTCGGCCTCCGCCTCCGCGATCAGCCCATCGGCTACCAAACGTTCATACTCGGCGTCGCCGTAGCGCTGTCGAGCCAGCGCCTCTCGCGTGTTGGCGAGCGGGTCATGGTTGTCGAAACGCCGCGCGGAGTGAACGGCCCAGGCGGCATGCTCAGGTGAGCCGGGCTCTAGTCCCATCGTCGCGGGATCCTCCAGAAACCGTACGCCACGCCACTCTCGCATGATGAGATGGAACCGCATCACGTCAATGCGCCACTCGAAGCCGGACGGGACATCTTCCGGCTCCTGGACCGTAGCACGAAAAAGCGTATGCCAGACGGTCTGGTCACTCATGCAGCACAGTTCGGACCGGTAGGTCTCGGCCTTCCTTGCCCGTTCAACTTGTTTCATACCAGCGCCCCCGCGATCAGGACCAACACCGCCGTTGCGACAAACGCGAGACCGGCCATCCCCAACAAGTTGGGTCCGGGCTTCGGATCTTCGGTCCATGACTTGAGATGGTCCAAGGCTCGCGCTTGGCCCTCCCACTCTTCGTTGGGTTCTTGCATGGGACCGAGCGTACCACGCCTCGCGCCACCGTCAACCCGGGCTAAGGTCGCTTCGCCCGTGAGTTTTCTCAAGACAGACGGTAACATGAGATGGAGAAATCTCGGGGAGCGAAGCGACCCGGGCGCGAAGCGCCTACTATGCGTTCCCTCACGCGACGCTACCGCGCGATGGGTACACAGATAACCACGCCGCACCAAGGGTGAAGTTGACACAGTGCAGAAATAAACTTGCATTGTTGCGCATACAGAGTGCATGCGTATGCGCTCACGATCGCACCGTCGGCGCTACGCGCCTCCGATCTGGGGGATAGGTTGGTGCGGGTGTTCATGGTGATGCAGCTGGGGACTAGCTCGATCCGTCTTGGTCGTGATAGCTCATCGGTCTAGGATGGGAGATGAGTCGACTTTGAGCATGGCCGATCAACGATGGGCGGTGAGGCAAACCGCGACATTGACGTCACACCAAACAGCATGTATACTCAGGGGTCACAGGAGAAGATCCAACATGAAGACAGACGAACCCTTTCTCATTCCCATGACGCTGCTCACCGCGTCTTGCCTGGCCGCGATGGTCTACGGCTGCGGCGGCTGCGTTGCTTCAGCCGACGACCTCGGGCCCGAAACCGTTTCCGATTCGAGCGAGACTCTCGATGGAGAGACCTCGGATTTTTCGCTGGACATGGCCGCCGAGCCCGGCGAAGAGCTCGACATGCCTCCCCAGCCCGATCCCGGCCCGGCCGAACCGACCCCGTCTGAGGAGTCATGTACCGTCGTGACAGACGCGTGTTGCTGGTGTCCGAGTCACGTGTGCGTGGTCGGTCTCGACGCGGCCATGTGTCTCGAAGCGGGCGGCGAGATGGCCGCCGGTTGCGTCCTCGTTTCCTTACCGCCGAATGGAGTCGACGGGCCGCACTGTTACCAGTTCCAGTGCGTGTGAATACTCACAGTAGAAACAAGCGTAGTACGGCTTGACTGTGCCGAAAGAATGACCATAATCTCGGGGGTAGGCATGACGCCTGCTCCCATTTTTTTTGGCTACACGCCAGGAAGGCTCACAGCACATGAAGGACGCACTAGGACAACAGATTCACGTTGGCGATTACGTCGCTTACTCGCTGCGCAATAGCGTTGCGGTCGTTCGAGTCGAGCGGATCGAGGAGTACACCGATTGGCGTACCAAGGCTGTTCGCATGGTGGGCAAGTATGCGGTTGCTCGACTGACCAATCGGTTCAGTTCTGACGCTGACTTGAGGTCCGTCGAATGGATTATCAAGAACGGCGGACACCGCCGCCCGCTTTGTCGAACCGAGCGAGCCGTCAAGATCGCTAAGGATCATCTGCCGGCCGAGCTGATCGAACTGTTGGCCGGATGATGAGTAGTATTTGGTCCAGCGAGTTTTGGTCCCTGGTCGATTGCGGCGCATGGAAGATCGCAACGCAAGCTGGCGCGGCGCACTACAGCAACACATGCACATGCGGCGCGTTTATCGATAGCTACCCCGCCCACGTCACACACGCGACGTGGGGCAACGTACACATGACGCTCGACCAGGGCGACATCGTAACTGTTTCGCTTCGAGAGTTCGTGGACATGAATCCCGAGCTCTTCGCCGACCTCGACACCTTACCAGAGAGCACGCGCTCTCAAGGATGCGATCGATGCCACGACAAGACGATATGAACAGGATCATGCGCGAACTAGCGGCGGCGTTTCCAAATGAACGCACGCGGCTCGCGCTCCGAGCATTGATCGGAACTGACGAACGGCCTGAGCGCGTTGATTACCCGAACTATCCGGTGAAGTTTTGGGCCGACCGGTCTCGACTGGCTTCGAGCCCAACCAAGATTTTCGCCCCAGCCCTTACCCTCAGTCACGTGCGACTGATCAAGGGTGCTCTCGATGATGCGCCTGAGCCGTGGCGGCAGATCGTTCAAGCGGTTGTGTCCTACGTCGAGAAGCGAGACACGATCGAGCTGTACGAACGAGAGCGCGAGCTACAGCCGTGTGGTGCGTGTGGCGGCGAGCCGTTCACCACAATCGACGGAAGGTGTACGGCATGCAATCGCTAGTCTATGAGGCGCCGAGCGAGGTCGCGGGAATCGTGATGCTTGCGAAGTTCTATCAGGACTTCGCCGAAGCTGGGGCCGGTTGGGCCCCTGAAATCTGGATCGAGTGGCGCAACGGGCCAGCGTCACGAGACTACGGCAAAAACTAGACGGAAACGGAGACAAAACATGAACGCATTCGAGAAAGCAAAACAGCTCGGCGTCGACCTCAAGGCGACCGCGGGCAAGGCCGCATTCGATCTCTTGCCTTACGTCTCGCTGGTCGAGATCGTCAAGGTGGCGATGTTCGGGGCGGCGAAGTATCCGCCCGGCTGGACGTGGACCAAGCCGAGCGCGAACTGGCGCCAGGTCTACGGTAGCGCGGTCGCTCGCCATGCGATGAAATGGCTGGATCCGACCATGCCGGACGTCGACATCGACATCGACCCCGAGACGGGCGACGACCTCGGCTCGGGACTCTCTCACATGGCACACGCGGGATTCAATGCGATGATCTGTCTGTGGCATGAGGCCCGCGAGCGACGTGAGGCGAAGCTCAATAGTCGCGTGGTCGCGTGGTCACCGAGCGCGGAGCGCGGCGATAGCTACAAGCTGCTACACGTCAAAGTCGACGGTTCGCTGATCGAGGATGAGCGGGGCCGTTCGGTGCTGTTCATCTTCCCTGGCGATAGCTTCCCGAGGCCGGGCCGCGAGTTCACGCTCGTGTGGCGTGGCGCCGAGCAACGCATCGAGGTCAAGAAAATGACTGACGACTGCGGGACTGTGGTGTGTCGCTCATGAAGCTACACGACCTGATCGATCGCATGGAAGCGTGCGAGCAGTATCCGGGACACTCGACCCTCGATCACGGCGTGTCGGTGTTCCTGAACATGCACGATCTCGTGAACGGTCGCCCGCGCGGACCGGTGCCGAAGTGGTACCTCGACAATCACGAAACGATCGTCGACGTGATGCCGGACCCTGACGTCTGGGGCATCTACGCGATCTATCACGATTGCGGCAAGTGGCGCGTTCGCACGGTCGACGCCGACGGGCGCCAACACTTCCCGGGCCATGCGCGAGCGAGCGCTGATTTGTGGCGGAGCGTAGACATCGAGACGCCTAGCGTCAATCGTGCTTTGATCGCGGACCTCATGCAAAACGACATGGCCTTACATACGCTCACGGCCGCCCAGCTTCGAGACAGCGTGGTCATGCGACACATCGATCTCGCGTCGACGCTACTGATCTCGTCGATCGCCGAGCTACACGCGAACGCGCCGATGTTCGGTGGCTTCGGGTCGGACAGCTTCAAGATCAAAGCGAAGCATGTCAAGCGCCGCGGCGCGCAGGTGTGTCGGAGGTTTTTCGATGCGAACGCGTGAGAAAAAAATGGGCGCGAAGTCAAGTCCTCTTTGACAAGAAAACTCACTGACTCGATGAACCGAAAACCCTTGAACCCTGGCGCGTGCTGGGGTAGATTCTCTGTGTGAGCGACGGAGCTCACCCCAACAAGGACAACCCACATGGACAAGGACAAGAATCCCGGCAAGAAGCGCCGCGGCAACAAAAACAAAAAGCGAGGCAAGAAGCCTCAAGGGCCGATGGCCGTCGTGCGGCAGCCGTGCCTGTTCCGAGGGCTGCGCGCCCGCAACGTGATCGAGTTTCAGGGCCAGCCGATGATGGTCAAGAACGTCGTGACCACCGAGAACGGCGGCGTCAAGCTTTCGCTCTCTCGCGCGCTCCACATGCCCGAGACGGACCGCGACGTCAAGGTCGGTCGCTCCGCGGTGAAGCACTACGAAGAGTGGAGTTTCACCGCGCGCCCGCTCTCGCCCCAGCTGCGAGTCGATCGCTTTCAGCTCGTGCCCGCTGACCAGGCGCCCAAGCGCCGCAAGCCCAAGGCCAAGGGCCGCAAGCGAGAGGGGGCGGCAGCATGAGCACGGCGAACGACAAGCCCAAGAAGGTCCGGCGCCGCAAGGACAAGCGCAAGGGCAAGAAGGTCGACAAGCGCAAGGGCAAGAAGGTCGACGCGTCCAAGGCGGAGCCCAAGCCTGAACCCAAGCCTGAACCCAAGGTCAACTACCTCGGCGCTTCGATGATTCGCCCCGAGATTCTCGATGAGTTTGGGCGCCGCGTCGCTCGCATCATCGGCGACGCGATCAAGGAACAGAACATCGTGGCCAGCGTCGCGTGGTATCGGGTCTCGACGCCCGAGCTCGCGCGGATGCATGAGGCTGGGATCATCACTGGCGGATTCGACGACAAGGGACGGCGCGACAGCTCGCCGATCATCTGCAATATCTGAAAGGACCCAAACACATGACCGTACTCTACTTGACGCCGCAAGAGATCGGCGACCTCGACCCCAACATGCGCAGCCACAACAGCACGTGGCCCGCTCCCCGCACGCAAGGCCCTCGGCTCTCGCACGCTTCGCCCGTCGCATCACAACGCCGTCGGATTCTTCGTCCGCCGCCGCGTCGCCATGACCGGCATGCTCCCCGGCGAGACGGCTCCGCCCGCGCTCGGCCCGTCGAGCGAGAACACGCAGCCCGAGAACATCTTCGACACGCTCGGAGACTGATCATGCTCAGCCAAGAGACGACCATGGTCCAGCTATTGCGCGAGCTGAGCTTCGGGCCCAAGACCGCCGACGAGATCGCTGAGGTCCGCGGCGAGGATCATTGCTACACGGTCGCGCCCATCTTGACGCGGATGCGCAAGCGCGGACTGATCGAGTGGAACACGAGCAACGGATCGTCGGTCATGCGCGAGACCAGGCTCGGCGGCGTCGCCAAGACGTCGCGGATCACGGCCAAGGGGATCAACCTGCTCGCGTCCTACGACTGAGCGTCACAGATCGACAGCTACCCTGGCGAGAGCTGGGGCGGCTTGTCGCGTTCGGAGAAAGCAAGATGAGCGACATCGAAATCTACATGCCAACTCGCCAGCCCGATGAGGATTGTGGCTGTGGGTGGGGCAATGGGTGTATTGAGCATGCTTACGCATGCTGCCTTGTTGACGAAAAATCGCTGGTCTTGGCCGGTGACAATATGCCGATCACAGCTGGCGAGTGGCGCCGTCGCGTCCTCGCTCGAAGGGTCGCCGCGCTCATGACTGCGGTCAATGCCGGTGTCGCTGTGTGGGGATTCGCGGCCGTTGGCCCATTGCTCGGAATGATCTTCACCTTCCTGTTCGTGGTCGGCTTGCTGGCTACGTTCGTGGTCCCGTTCGAGGGGATCAGGGCTGGCGAATGATCATAGCCTTCGCGGCACTACTCATTGTCATCGGTCTGGCCGCTGTCTCGAAACGACAGACCAGGCCGGTGTCGATGTGTGAGTGTTCATATAGTCTACGATCCTGGAATCCTACCACTTGGCACTGCGACGTCTGTGGGCGTGAGCATCCCGACCACAGCAAGTGAGAAAAACGAAATGGAAACGATCACACTCTCCAAGAAGTGTGTTGTTTGCGGCAAGCCCGTGATGATGCACAAGCCACATGAGTACCTCGACAAGGCGAAGACCCTCGCGCGGCACCCCGAGTGCTCGGTCCCTGGTCCTGGATCCCCGAATCCAGGCGGTACGCCCGTCGCCCTCGAAGCGCCCCGACGCGAGGCCGCGTGAGCTCTCGACGCTTCGCCCTCATGTCCGTGAGGCATGACCATGGGCCTCGGGTTCATTACCATCCATTGGGTGACAGTGCCGCCCTAGGCCCTGCTACGGGCACCCCGAGTCCTGGGTCTGTGGTCATTTACCATTACCAACACTTGGCGATGGTGTCCGCATTGCGCAGGGGCCCTGTTCCCATTGTCCGCGGTCATGGGTCGGGGATTGCCCGCGAGGTTATCAACATATTTCGAGGATCAATAGTGACAGATTGAAAATCTGAAAATCCTACGCGCATATGAGGGCGACCTCTGACAATGCCCTGGGGCGGCTGTCAATGAGTTTCCTCACCCCCAGTACCCCGTGGGGTGTGAGGATGCACACAGACTAGAGATGTGGAACTACAGACGAGAGATCACTCACCCTCGACCTCAACGTGAGACCTCGCACACCCTACCTCCCTCGTGAGCAGACACACGACCCATGATCTGCGACCTCACTCACAAGGCTGAACACCAAGGGCCACTGACCTATGATGTGAGATTTACCATGCTGTAGCCTGGAAAATATTTCTTGATTTCTATTGACCTAAGATCTTGGGTCGAGTATCTTTGATTCCTAGCCAAGTACGGCTAAGGACCAGCGGTCGGAGTCCTTGATATCAACCGCAGGTAGGTCACGTGAAACCTAGGTCGCTCTGCTAGGTGTCTTCTTTCGCACTTAGGATAATGGAGTCTAGGGCGGTATCGGGGATCTGCCACATAGCCCCCGGCGTTGTTGCCGGGGGCTTTTGTTCATATGTTCAACGGCCCATGATGTGAGACCGCGCACATGTGCCCTGGAAAAAATCTTGGGATAGTGCTTGACCCCTGGTCTTGGATCGGGTACTGTGTAGGGTCCTGGGTTTGTCATCTAACACGGACACGAAGCCGAGGACCCCTGATCTCTGATCGGGGGTTTCCTCACAAGATCGAGCTGGAAAAAATCTTCGGTTTTCCCTTTTTCTCCTTGCAATCTGTCTGGGATTTGATATCTTGGATTCGTGGCCAAGAACACCCGAACCCTTCGAGTCCTTGTCATCCCCCGCGACCGCGCTGCCTACTGGGCCTGCGGTGCCAAGGGCAACGTGATCACGCGCAAGACGCACGCCGCCGCCGAGAAGGTCGCCGAGCGCGCGAAGGCCGCCGACCGCTGTCCCTACTACACGCGCATCCTCGACGCGGACCTCGCGCAGATGGAGATCGCCGCCGGCCGCGCTCCCCAGCTCCCCTGAAAAAATCTCGACTTTTTTCGCCAAAGCGCTTGACGGTCGAGGTCTGGGGATGTATAACAAAAACATGAGCCGCCAAGAAGCCCTCGCCGCCGCCCGCCAGAACCTCGCCGCCTGTAAGGCCGCCCTCGAAGCGACTCGCGCCGCCTGCGCCATGCTTCAAGCGACCGGGGGTTTCGAGAACGGCGCGAACGCCGCCCTGGTCGCGCTGACCGCGCAAGTCAAGACCGCCGAGTGCTACCTGGTCGACGCCGAGTACAAGGCTGGCGCGATCACCGCCGATGAGTTCTATGCCAAGATGGACGCGATCCACAACGACGGGCTTCGCGCGGCCGGGTGAGAGACCGCACATTCCGCCCGAAAAAAGTTCTTGATCTTCGATCTGGGATAGGGCATTATCTACCCATGGCCGCCCGACACATCGCCTCCGCCCGCCGCTACAACGCCGTCACCGCCGTCGAGACCATGCTTGGCTGTCGCTTTCCCAGCTCCCTGCGAGTCATCATCGAGCTGGGCGCCGAGACCGCCGATGTTATCGATCCCCGCACCGGGCAGGTCTGGACTGTGGCCGCGTAGTCTCTGGGGTTTCCTCACAAACTCCCCCTGGAAAAATCTCCCCTTGGGGCTTGACTCTCGTCTAGGATTTGATATCTTGGATTCGTGGCCCCCGAATGCCAAGAGTTGTCAGACCTCATGTACATGATTCATGATTATCTGGTCGTGCGCGCTAGCCGCTTGGGTTTTGATGATAGCCTCACCGGTCTTTGCGCGACCGGCGCGATGATGCTTCGCCGCGAACTCCGCGCGCGCGGATATGGCGCCGAGCTTGTCGCTGGGCGGGCGGTGTACGGAAATGTCATACATTATTGGGTCCTGTGTGGTGGGTGGCACTGTGATCCTACATTCGGCCAGTTCAGCCGTGAGACTCGGGTTCGAGTGCCTGAGATCATGGATATTAGGGTCTCGCGTCAATCCCCCGTCATGACCTACCACGGCAAGCCGTGCTCGTGGGGCGTCGAGGATCGAATCTCGAAGCGATTTCGGGCTAGGCAGCATCCTAGGGCTTTGTGGGCAAAGCTTGGTCTCACGGACTACCTGGGCGCTTGCTAGCGTGAAAAAAAACTCGAAAAAAGTTGCTAAAAGCACTTGACCTCGAATCCAAGATAAGGCACTATCTATCCATGGACGCCTTGACCGCCCTGAACGCCACCGCCCCCGTCGCCCTGACCCCGGAGCTCGCGCGCGAGATCGAGGATCTGCTGGACAGGGCGCTCGTCGCGCACTACACCGGCTACTCGCGCAACCCCAAGACTGGCAACGGCGTCCACTTCGCTCCGGCCTTCGACGCGGGCGTGTTGGCCTCCCTGGCCCGCCGCGGCCTGGTCCAGGTCGAGAGCCGTGGCGAGATCGTTTCGCCGCTCGTGTGGCTTACGGAAGCTGGACATGAGATCATCGAGGACATCATCGAGGAAGGCGCGTTTGACGCACATGTCGCCGCGCTTCGCGCCATCTGATTTGCAACGATCGTGCCAGCGCCTACGACGATATAGCTAGGCGGACAATCGCAGATCGTGCGGACCCTCACAATCGAGGGTCCGCTATTTTGTGTCCAAGACCCAAGATCCATGGTACTGTATCCGTGGCTGGGCGCAACGGCGCGGAGCGGGCACGACGACAGACCAGCCATTTTTTCATAGGTCGCTGCGCCAAATGCGCCGAAACTATTTCGGAGAAATCTTGGATTTTGGGTTGACGACCTCGGGTTTTGGGTGGTATAGAAGAGAAACATGGAAACGGATCGAATCACCGTCATCGTTCGCAGCGGGCACGGCAAACATTGCCTTACGACCACCGACGGCGAATATCTCGGGCGAGTCTCCCGCCTTGGCGCATTCGAGAAAGCCCTAGTGTGCAAGCGGTTCGGCGCAAACCGTGCGACCACTGTGGTGGATTGGGTGGTGGTCTGATGCGTATTTGGCACCCCAATCGCTGGCGCAACTTCGACCGTACGATTCGCCGCGTTGTCGCGGGGGATGTTATTTGTAATCCAGTGTACGTGAACGATAATGACGAGAGCAGGGATCTGGCCACACGGATTGGCAGGGAGCTAGCGGCGCGCGGCTTGCGCATTGACCATCCGTCCGCCACGGTGGGGTGGGTAGAAGAGATCGCCGAATAATCAAAAATCATGCCACCCTTCGCTGGGTGGCCTTTTTGTGCGCGATCCACGATGTGAGATTTCTCACTTGGCGCAGGCGACGCATCCAAGATTCTGGACCATGGATTGCAGATTGCAAGTCCCGTGCCGTGTGTCCGCTCACGGCCCGAGATCATTGGGTTTTATGTGTGAGATATGTCATCTCGGATTCTTGATCTGATGTGAGGAAAGTCATGGACGTCCACACCAAAGCCGGGCGAGGTCTAAGATTTGTGATCGATGGTCAACGGGTCCTGTGCTCGACGTGCGCCAGGGCTCAAGACCTCGGATTCTTGATCTTAGGCGCGAGACAACGGCGTTAGACGTCAGATTCTTGATCTAGAGCGATCGTCTCGGAACACTCGACCCAAGCTATTCACGCGCGCAGCACGCCCTAGCGAAACGATTTCGGGTCTCGGGCCCTTGTTTCATGGCCCGTTCCAAGCGTTGCAACACACCGTTTCGCGGTGCATCATCGATCCTGAGTCTTGGACACCGGCGCGGGCGACGCTTCCCCAGCCCGTTTCGTCGTGTTTCATCCGAGCGTTTCGCGGTGTTCCAAGCGTTGCAACGTGAGGCCCAAGATCCGTGATCTCTGGTCTTCGGCTCTAACAGGCCACACAAGCGATCCTGAGACGCTCTATCTTGCCCCGGTACCTTGGGGGTGCGAAGCTCAGAAAACGCGACACAATCGATCCTCGTGTCTCTGAGCGACAGTCCGTGGTCACTGGCCCATCTTGGAAACCGCCCAGCCCGAGACCCTCGATCGGAGCGCGAAGCAATACAGAAAGCAAGAGCGCCCAGCTAGCGATCTCCAAGACCGCCGCTAGGCGTGGGGGTGTCGAGGGCCTAGAGCCGCTCACAACGGATTCTGGATTGTCTACCGGCGCGCGGCGAGCAGACACTCACGGTGGCCAAACAGGCTCAGGCACTCGTGTTGCGTCCACAGCTTTTGACCGG